AACTTTTTATAATCCTCGGAAAGTCTTGGAAATTTAGAATTGTCAACTGGGCTTTTTGTTAGTGAAATATCTTCAAGCATTTTATCAACTAAATATTCCCCAATTTCTTCCTTTAATTTATCCTTTTCTTCTTTGCTATGTTTTTTAGTATCAATAAAGCTGTCTAATCTAAGTTTCCAAGTTACCTTTGACACCATTATTTATTTTTCCTCTGGGTTTTCTGCATCTTCTTTTTGTGTCCCTTCTTGCATCCCATCATTAACTCCCTTCTGCGCAGTTTCCTGTGCAAACATTTTTAATTTATTACTTGATTCAACTAATTTTTGTTCCATTGTAACACGAAGCTTTTCTTCAGCTTCTTCTTGTGTTAAATCTGGGTTATCTTTAATAATTGCATCAATCATTGTATCAAGACCAAGCGATACACGCTTTTCTATAATTTCGAGCTTCTCTTTTTCTGTAATAAATGGTTGTGGATCAGGGAATTTAATTTTAACACGCAATGCCTCATCCATGCGTCCAATCTCTGCAAATTGGGAGCTTAAAACATTCCTATCAAGCAATAAGTTATGCCATTTAGCCATAATATTAAATAAAACAGGCTCCCCATCACGGTATATTTCCCTTTGTGATTCTATGTCCTGCATATTTTCTGATTGTATAATCATTTCATGCATTCCACTTTGTGATATACCTGTTGCTGTGGCTTTAGACCTTAAACCATTTGTTTCAAGTATAAAGTCCAAATACTGGTTTATCATTTCCAGATGCGCTGCTATAGGTGGACTTGAGGTTGCAAATCCAATTTCTGGACGTGGATCATCTTTATCAACATCAAGTGTTAGAAAAGCTGAAGCACCTACTTTAATATTTTTTGGAACACCCTTACCCCACAGATATCCAATACCCATACCCTGGTATTTAGCTATGTAATATGTATCTGTAAGCAGAACATTTAGCAGGATGCCAGCATCAACAATATCTTCTCCACCAATAGCCCAAAACTGTCCGTCCTGGTCTTCACTAAAATTATAAAATGGCAGGCGTCCTATTGGGTTTGTTAGATCATCTTCTTGCTTCCCATTTATAATTTCACCCTTAGCATTGGTTGTAAAATGGTATTTATTACTCCACCAAACATATTCTTTCTTATCAGTTTGAAAATCATCAGGGGCATCTGCAATAGTTTGATCTCTTACATCACCAACCCTAAAAGCATTATTTCCCAGCTGCCCATCTCCTTCACGTTTACCGGCTTGGCCTTCAGCAGCATGTTTAGGACGCTGATATTCTGGATTATAATAACTAAATACATAAACTCTTGCATCCTCTGGGTTTTCTGCATCTTCAATCACATCATAAAGATATGGCTGGAGAGTACGAAGCTTATATCCAAATTTCCCTTCCTCTACTGGGTCAGCAAATGGTATGACTTGAACAACACCGTTTTTGAATAGCTCAGTATATTTGTTTATTTTAACCATTTTACTGTTCATATTTGTTAGGTCAACTTGCTTTTCAATTTGCTCTTGAGCTTCTTTATTATCTTTATCAGCAGCAATTCTTATAACACCATCCCGATATACCATAGCCTTTTTATCTATGATCTTTCTGGTGAAGGATAGGTTGGCTGTACGGTGGATAATTTCATCAACAATTCTTAAATCTGTTGACTCACTTGCCATACGCTCAAGGACATAGCGCTTAGTATAGTCTTTAAAAACATCATACCTGCGCTTCATTTCATCTTTGCGTTCAAGGTTCTCTGGTGCCTCAATTTCTAATAGAACTTGTGCTCTAAAACCATCATCTAAAATATCTTCTTCACTTGTTAATCTCATATAGTACTCCCAATAGAAAAGCCACGTGTTTGCCTTTTTAGAGGCTCCAGTTTCCACAAACCGTATGTCAATGCATCACTTATGTGTGTTAGCATCTTGTCTGTAATACCATCTATCTCATTTTTACCAGTTTTCCAAGAAACTTTCTCTAAATCATTAATAGTTCTTTTGCATTTGCTGTTAATTATAACACGCTTTTGTTCAAAAAGTCTATTAGCATTGTTGACACGGTCCATGACATAAGGGTTTCTTGTTGATAACACTTCTAACCCATACTGTTTAATTATTTCAAAGTCAGTTGCTACAGATGTGCTACGTTTATCTGAAGTTGAGTCAGGAATAACTTTTACACCAGGTCCATATTTTTCAACAATTTTACGGCACATTTCTGGTGTATTACTATTCTCTAAATAGAATTCATCAATAACATAAAACATACGATTGTAATATTGGAAGATGACTGCAGTCATAGGGTGTACATTAAAATCCATACCTGCATAAAGTGCATCTTTTCCATTATCTTTAACATCAGCAACATTAACTTCCCTGTCAAAAGCATAATAAACTTTTCCTTGTGTTATGTTAATAAATTCACCCTCAAGCTCCTGTGCATAGAGTTTCGAATCATATTGGTCTTTTAGTGAATCAATATAGCCATCTGGTAAGTGTTTATTTGCTTCAGTTTTTGCCTTAATCCAATGGAAATGATCAGGGTTATATAATGAGCCTGATGGATGGAAATAATCGTAAAGCCAATTAAAGCCCTTGGTAGTAGTGGTATTTAGTGTGTCAAGGGCACCTTTTTTATCCCTTAAACGCCCTGCAACTACATCAAACGCTTCTTTTTTCATATAAGAGCATTCATCTAACCACGCTTCACCAATTTCAATTCCACGTATCACATCATAATTGTCGAGTCCCCTGCAGAGGAACTTTTTCCCAGATAAATTTAGTATGCCGCTTGCTTGATTGTATGAGAAAGGTATTTCTAAACGCTGCAGTTCATTAAAAACAGCAGCCATAGTTGAGTGTCTTAGCTGTCCATAAGTTGTTGCACCAATAAAGCCAAGACTTTCTGGATGGGTGTGTTTTTTTTTAATACACCAATGCACACCGCACCAAGTCTTTCCAGATCCAATACCACCAGCTAATAAGGTATGTTTTTTTTCGGAATGTAAAGCATCCCACTGGTGTGGCAGTAATTTAATATCATGCATCTTTAGAATAAGTTATTTGTATTGGTTGACCTACACTCGTTAAGTCGGTTTGGTTTTTATCATTCCAATCTGATAAATTTTTTAATACAAATATTAAACATGTGACGTTACCATTCATTGCCATTTTTATCATTTTTTGTTTAAGTCTAAGAACAGTTTTTTTAAGTTGTTCTGCTTTATATTCTGTAAAAGTTTGTTTGTATTTCTTTTTAATGTGACGCTCAATAGTGTCATCACTACAGCCAAGCTCATTTGAGCAAACAGACTTAGCTGCATCAAACATCAACATACCATCTAATTTTGACCAATCTATTTTTTTACTCAATTTTCCGCTCTTTTAGTTTATTATACCGCATTTTCAGTCATTTTCTAAGCCTATAACACCTTCAAGTGGTTTTTCCTCCGATTTACTCTGAATTCCTTTGATTCTCTTCTCTTCATGTTCCAACGCTGCTTGACAAAATATAAAAGTAATAGAGTCAATTAGACCTTCAATGGTCTTAGCATCATGGATAACATGGAATGATTTCTTAATTTCCTTTAAAAGGTTCGCCTCAACAATGTGCCTGCGCTCATGCCGTATGAGAAAGTTCTGTATTTCTCTATTTGGGAAGGTTTTTTTAACAAAGGCATCAAAACGCCTGGTAATCTCTTTGCTGATATCCATTATTTATAACTCTGAAAGCTGGCTATTACCTCAGTAGCTTCTTTATTCATAACCCTACGCTGCACCTTGTCTGAGCGTAAATATGTAACTGCATGTGTGTGGCTATCATTAAACTTAGTATTGATTGCAGGAGAGCACTCCGCTATTAAATCACCAGAGCGGTTAACTGTAACTGTAACCTTATGAGAGTGTCCACCTACATGGTTACATACATCCATACGTTTTCCGTTACTATCATAGGTTCTAAAAAAGTGGCAATGCTCAACAGGTATAAGTATGGGTGCCTTGTCATTCCAACTGGTGTTTTTTGACATGTTAGCAGGCTCAAGTTTGAATAAATCACTTGCTATTGTCATTTGGTTTGCAAAAACACGGTTTGGTTCTGGTTTAACTTGTGGTTCTTTTATTTCTTTAATTTCTTCTGTATTAGTATCTACTTCAATAACATCAGGATCCTTAGCTTCTACTTTTTTAGACGCACCTTTAGCTTTAGGTTTAGCTTCACTCATATTAGATCTCCTATTAAGTTAAAAAGGGTTTTAAACATAAGATTTTCCCCAATCAGGTCTCGTATATTTTATTTCATTTTGCAGCAACATTCAATAATTTTATTCTGAATATTTGATGGCATGGTGTCATTGACATAACCTGCTATTTAAGCTAATATTAAAAGTGTACGACGAAATTCAGAAACTTATTCTCATAAGCTGTCCACACGGATGTTGTTCTTATTTATATTACCTTGAAGACAAGAAACACTTAGTATGTGATTTGTGTTGTTCGAGCTTCAGTGTTTTATATATAAATGAAATAAAGAACTACCATTAGGGCAAGCTTAAAAATCGACAACAAGTAAAAGTCAAGGCTTAATATAATTAAATAGATACAAGGATTATATATGAAAAGAAAATTGATGTTTGGAGATTGTTTAGAACGAATGAAGGAAATACCTGATAATTCGATAGATTTGGTGGTTACTTCACCACCTTACGATAAGTTACGAACATATAAAGATTCCTTAAATTGGGATTTTGAAATATTTCAGAAAGTAGCAAACGAGTTAAAACGTACAATTAAAAAAGGTGGTGTTATTGTTTGGGTAGTAGGTGATGCCACAGTAAAGGGAAGTGAAACAGGTAGTAGCTTCAAACAAGCATTATATTTCAAAGAGATAGGTCTTAATATTCACGATACAATGATTTATGCTAAAAAAAACCCAGTCCCCTATAAACATAACAGATATAACCCAAGTTTTGAATTTATGTTTATTTTATCAAAAGGTAAGCCTCG